GAGTTTATACGATGACGCAAGCCTTATAATGTACCCAAGCGGTTACAAAGAGGATAAAATATATAGTTTAAAGCCAACAGATGGAAGTGGCGATTTGACGTTTACAAGAGCAAGCACCGCAACAAGGGTGAATGCTGAAGGGTTGATAGAAACAAGCCCCGTTAATTTACTTACTTATTCAAATGACTTTAGTAATGCGGCTTGGTTAAAAGATAGGTGTACGTTGACATATGGTCAGAGTGGCTACGATGGTACTTCTAACGCTTGGTTAATGCAATCTACGGCAACCGCATTAAGTTCACGATGTTATCAAGTATTTAGCGGTAGCAATAACTTTAATCGGTCAGTATATGCAAAGAAAGGCACTTCTGATTATGTAGCAATATATACAACGTCGTCGGGTTATGCTTATTTTAACCTATCAAACGGTACAATTGGGACGCAGTCTAATAATATAAACGCTTCTATTTTAAGCGTTGGTGATGGGTGGTATAGGTGTAGCGTTACAATGTCAAGTATTTATGATAATCATTATATATTTGTAGCAAATAGCGACAATATTACAACTACAAATAGCGGTGATAACATCTACATCCAAGACGCACAACTAAACATCGGCACAACCGCTAAACCTTACTTTCCAACCACCGACCGTTTAAACGTTCCCCGAATAGACTACACTGGCGGTGGATGCGGCTCTTTACTTTTGGAACCTCAGAGAACAAATTTGATTACCTACTCGAGTGAATTTGACAATGCGGCGTGGACAAAGAGTAATTCAACAATTACGGCAAACAATACAACCTCACCCGATGGAACGCAAAACGCAGATAAGTTAACTGCTACTTCTACAAGTTGCGAAATAAGTATAGCTGGGTCATCTGTAGATGGATATTCTACTATATTTGCTAAAGCTGGTAATATAAGTAAAATTAGTTTGTATAGAGGTAATGTTTCTTTTGGAACGAATTTTGATTTATCTAACGGAACTATCACTTCGGGACAAGGAACTATTCAAGATTATGGAGATGGATGGTATCGGGTCGGTGTTAAACTTGACGCAAATAGGGGTATAAATCCATACATAACAAATATAACTAACGGTGACTATATCTACATCTACGGCGCACAATTAGAAGCCTCAAGCTATCCCACTTCCTACATCCCAACCACCTCAACTGCGGTGACAAGATTGGCGGATAGTGCAAGCAAGACGGGTATTAGTAGTTTGATAAATAGTGAAGAAGGGGTGTTGTATGCGGAGATAGCAGCGTTTAACGACCAAACTTTAAATAATTGGATTTCAATATCCGAAGACGCTAATATCAATGCTAATCAATTTAATTTGAGGTATGTTGCAAGTTCAAACCTTATTCAAGCAGTTTCAAGAGCTGCGGGATTAGGGCAAGACGTTGTTTTAAATTATACCTTGACTGACAAAACCGCTTTAAATAAAATAGCTATAAAATATAAAGTTAACGATTGGGCTTTATGGGTTAATGGTGTAGAGGTTGATACAGAAACATCTTCAACCGCTTTTACTGCAAATTCTTTAGATGTTTTAGATTTTAATAGGGGTAATGATTCTAATTTTTTCTACGGCAAAGTTCAAAACCTTATGGTATTCCCTTCAGCACTTTCAGACAACCAACTCGCTGACCTTACGGGCGGCAATAAAACAACTTTCAACGCTTTAGCAACAACATTAGGATATACAATACTATGATAGAACCAAGTTTACAATTAGGCGGAGGCAACTGGGCTAACAAGTCCGATAAGCTTTTAGGATACCATAAAAATGGGGCTAACTTTTACGCTGATGAATTAACCTTTTCAAGAAATAGCTTAGGAAGCTATACGGATGCAAATGGCTTAGTTCAAAGTATGCCGTATAACCTTTTGCAGCAAAGTAATACGTTTGATACAACTTGGCTTAGCAACGGCACAACCGAAACAAGTGGTCAAAGTGGTTATGATGGGAGTAATAATGCTTGGCTATTGCAAAGAAATGACGGACTGGCGCGATTTGTATATCAAACTATCTCGATAACAAACACATCCACTTTTAGCGTTTACGCAAAAGCTGGAAACGTTAATTGGATATATTTTAATAACGGAAGCGGGGCAAGTGTTTATTTTGATTTACTAAACGGAGCGGTGGGAAGTATTACTGGCGGCAATACTGCAAGCATACAAAGCGTTGGTAATGGGTGGTACAGATGTTCGGCAATTTTGACAAACGGCTCTGAAAATCGTATATATCCAGCAATTAGTAACAATGTTGTTAGTGGATTAGTAGGTGCAAACATCTACATCCAAGACGCACAACTTAATCAAGGCTCTACCGCACTACCTTACTTCGCAACCACTACAAGACTAAACCTTGCAAGGGTAGATTATCTAAACAATCCAAACGGCTCTTTATTATTAGAACCGCAGCGAACAAACTTGGCTTTGTATAGTTCGGAATTTGACAATGCGGCGTGGAGTAAAGAAGCGGTTTCGGTTACTGCTAACGCTGCAACCTCACCAGATGGAACAACGAATGCGGATAAAATTTTAGAAACTGCGGTTAATGATGTTCACCTAATATATAATACATCTCCAATTACAGCATCAGCAACAAGTACCGCAAGCGTTTTTTACAAAAAAGGGACAAGGCGGTATTTTTCTGTAAAAATACAAATAGGCTCAAATAGCTATACACAAGTTTTTGATTCGGAAGGTCTAACAACTGGCGGCAATAGTTCAAATGGACTTACCAATGTTTCGACAAAAATAGAAGATTACGGAAACGGATGGGTCAGAGCTTCAGTTGCTGGAACATCAGCAAGCGGTACATCAACTTATGTAATAGTAGGACTTAGCAATTCTCTAAACCCAACTTTTAACCCAAGTAATTATAATCCTACTTATCAAGGAAGCGTAACGGATTACGGATATGTTTACGGCGCACAAGTGGAAGCCTCAAGTTACCCAACCTCATACATCAAGAGTGAAGGGGCGGCAACCACAAGACTTGCGGACTCTTGTTCAATGACTGGTATTAGTGATAAGATAGGACAAACTGAGGGAACTTTGTTTGTTGAAGCTGACCTAACACATAGCGCAGCATCTAACGGGTATTTAACTCAAGTTCGTGGCAATAATAGTAACCGATTCTTTATTTTTCGTGACGGCGCAACAAACAAGCTTGGATGCTATGCACTTGTTAATGCTACACAGATTTACACTACCCTTACTACGGCTGTCGCAACTGGAACCATAAAGGCTGCCTTTGCTTACAAAAGTGGTAGTTTTGCGTTCTACGTTAATGGAGTGCAAGTAGGTACAAGTTCGGCACCATATACAATATCAACTAATTTAACTGAGTTTTTTATTGACCAAAATAATGGCCTTGAAAATGGTTTTTATAATTATAACCAAGCCCAACTATTCAAAACTCGCCTAACAAACGCAGAACTTGCAACCCTAACAACTTTATAAAATAAAATGACAACATTTAAAAAATACGAATTTACAGACCAATCAGAATGGTCTACATTTCAAAAGCAAATCCAAGTAAAAAGCACCGATGAAGAAGGTGTTGACGTATACACTTACAAAGATGTAGCGGTTGTAGAATTGGGTAATATTTGCCTTGCTAAAGACGAAGAAGGCGAGTGCATAGACCTTGCCACAACTTGGGCGGTTGACATACTTTGGTTCGAAACTCCTTTGCCATCGTTCACACCGTTCGAGGTTTATCCAAAGCCTTGTGGCATACACACCTTTGCTGGATGTGAGGGTGAGTATTTAAAATCATTCTGTGAGGTTAATCCCGATAGTCCTTACTGCGTAATTCCCGATGAAACTATATCTGAGTAGTATAACAACCGCTTTGATATTATTCTTCGCTCCGATAAAGGGCATAATTTTAATTGTAGCTCTTGCTACTATTATAGATACTTGCTTCGGGATATGGAAAGCTAAGAAATTAAAAGAGCCTATTACGAGTAAATTGTTTAGGAATGGGCTAATACCTAAGTTAGTTAGTTATATAGCCGTAGTGATGCTTGTATACGCCTCTGACGTCTTTATCATAAACGGCTTAACGATGAGCGTAGTTAGTGTAGAGTTTATATCTACAAAGGTTATCGCCTTAGTATTGCTATCTATCGAGGTTAAAAGTATGGATGAGTCTTGGATAAAGGTTAAAGGTTATTCGTTTATTGACAAAATAAAAGCTATTATTGTTAAACTTAAAGACGTAAAAAAGGAACTATAATGGATTACTCAGTAACTTTCTCCGCTCACTATCCTCACGACCGCTTTGCTTTAGGTTGGGAGTACATAGCTCCTTCTAAAGAGTATCAATACAATACTATCACTATTTACCTATTTATTATTACCTTAAATATAGATTATGCGACCAATTAATAAAGTAATTATACATTGCTCAGCTACTCCAGAGGGTAGAGATGTTAAGATAGACACTATACGCCAATGGCATAAAGATAAAGGCTGGAACGATATAGGATACCACTATGTAATAGAGTTAGATGGTCAGATACAAGCGGGTAGACCCGTAGAGCTTTTAGGGGCTCATTGTTTAGGTCAAAATAAATTTAGTATTGGTATATGCTACGTTGGCGGTATGGATAAAAAAATGACTAAGGCTAAAGATACTCGAACTAAGGAGCAAAAGGAATCTTTGATAAAGCTAATAGCAGAGCTTCGCAAGAAGTACCCTATACTAAGCGTTAACGGTCATAACGAATATTCTGCAAAAGCTTGCCCCAGTTTCGACGTATCTAAAGAGGGTTATTAATGCAAGAAAGCGACCTCTTCGAGTGGTTAGAGGCAAATATCTACTTTGACTTATTAAAGTCTAAAAATCAGATGAGCCGTTGGGACTGCTACTCGCCAGCAACTAAGCATAGGATAGAGCTTAAATGTAGAAGGACTCACTACGACACCCTATTACTCGAAAAAAAGAAGTATGACGCTATGCTTGAGGAGACGGCTAAACACTCAGACGCTGCTATCTATATAAACTCAACGCCTAAAGGTATCTATTTATTTAATCTCCACGATATAACTCCTCATTGGAAAACTCAGTATATCAGAGCTACGACCGAGTTTGGCAATAGCAACCGAATAGCTAAAGAGGTTATGTACTTAAATATCTTCGACTCTCGAGTACTTACTACCTTTTAATCTGTTTGAATTTTTCCTGAAACTTCATTCACTTGTTTAGTTTTAGGAATATAATTATACTCTGAGTATAAATTTGTGACGCTTTATTCCGACATTATCCTGAATTAAAGCACATAAAGTACATTATACTGCAC